TGGTGGAGAAGTTCAAGCAATGCCTTTAGCAGATATTAAGGATACGTTCTTACATCCTGCTATTGATCTACTTACAGCAAGTACTACAACAACGCAACAAGGGGGTACATATTTTGTATCAACTGCTGCTTCTGTTGCTGGTGCCACTGAAGTTAGTGGAGCATCCACGCCGATATTTGTAGACACAAGAGCCAACACTGGCGCTTATTCTGCAGGTACGATTGGATCACACGCACTTGATAACCCTACAACGATTACTAGTTACTATTTACAAAGAGTAAATGGTGCTACGTCTTCATACGCAAGTCTTTTAAATATAGACGGATCAAATGATCTACAGGAAACTGGTGCAAGTTTTGACACACTTTGTCAAGCTTGGATTAAGTATACAGCTGCTAGTTCAGGAGACGGATATACTATTAGATATAATTTCAACGGATCAGGAACGACAAGAGGATCAGGTATGGCTAATACTATACTAGATGGTGCTACTTACGCAACTAATCAAGTTGGAGGCGATGATTACAGAGCTCAGGAGTTCCCTGGAGGATCAACATCCACAGCGGCAACTCACGTATTAAAGATTGTAAAAGCATAATCTAAATACGCTAGTAATTAACTAAACGAAATTAACCCCCGGCACTTCGGTTCCGGGGGTTTTTTATTGGAAAATAGCTTACTTAAGCATTGTATAAATATTATAAATATGGTGAGAGAACAATTAAAGGATAGAAAATGCCAAGCATAAATTTTCCGAGTGGTCCGTCGCTCAATGATACATACAATCTAGGTACTCGTACTTGGAAATGGAATGGTGAGGCGTGGGCTTTACAACCACTAACAGGTGGTTTTACAGGATCGCAAGGATTTATAGGTTATTCAGGTTCAAAAGGAACCTTGGAAGCAGCTTCAGATAATACATTAAACAATAATATTAAAGTAATATTTGGTGACGCTGGTGAACATATCTATGGCGATGGTACAGATTTAAAAATAATATCAAGTGGTAATGTTTCAATAACAGGTTCTCTAACATTAAGTAGTGGAGTTACCAATTCAACAAGTATTCAGATTAAAGATTCAAGTGGTAATGTATTAAAAACTATGTATGGTACAACAAGTTAATTAAGGATAAATATAAACATGGCAACACCAGCAACAAGAGAACAATTAAAAGATTACGCTTTAAGATCATTAGGTCAACCAGTTATAGAGATTAACGTTGATGAAGATCAATTGCAGGATAGAATAGATGAAGCTATGCAATACTATTCTCAATTTCATATGAATGCAATAAGAAGATGTTATCTAAAATACGAATACACACAAACAGATTACGATAGAATTGTAACAAATGGAGATGTTTCAGAATCAATAACTAAAACTGGTATTACAAATACTTGGAAAGAAAATCAAAATTATATAATTGTTCCTGAAACAGTTATTTCGGTTACAAATATTTTTCCATTTTCAAGTAAAGGAAGTTTAAATTTATTTGATGTAAGATACCAAATGAGATTAAATGATTTGTATGATTTTTCTTCAACATCGGTAGTTAACTATGATGTTGTATTAAGACATTTAGATTTTTTAGATCATATTTTAGTAGGTGAAAAACCTTTAAGATTTAATCAAAATGATAACAAATTATTTGTTGATATGGATTGGAAAGAAGATTTAAGAGTCGGTGAACATTTAGTTATAGATTGTTTTAGAAAATTAGATCCAGCAACTAATACCGATATATATAACGATCAATGGTTAAAAAGATATGTAACTGCTTTGTTTAAAAAACAATGGGGAGCAAACTTATCTAAATTTAATGGCGTTGCTATGATAGGTGGAGTATCACTTAACGGAGGTCAATTATACTCCGAATCACTAACAGATATAGAAAAATTAGAAACAGAAATTAGAACAACATTTGAAGAGCCTCATAACTTTCTGATAGGGTAAACAACTATGGTAGTAATGAATCCATATTTTCAGTCAGGCGATGGTATTGGGAATGCATCCGAAAAATATCTTTACGAAGATTTAATCATAGAAGGATTAAAAATATATGGTAATTTAATTTACTATATGCCAAGAAGTATTGTAAATCAATCTTTGGTTTTAGGTGAAGATGTTAATAGTAAATTTAAAAATGCTTTTCCTATTGAAATGTATTTTGAAAGTACTGAAGGATTTGCAGGTCAACAAGAATTAATTAGTAAATTTGGATTAGAAATTAGAGAAGATACAACTCTAATGGTTTCTAAAAGAAGATTCCATAATAAAGTAAACGTAAAAACAAATTTAGAAGTACCAGGTAGACCTAACGAAGGAGATATTTTATTCTTTCCTTTGATGAATAGTTTCTTTGAAATTCAATTTGTAGAAGATCAGGAACCTTTCTTTCAATTAGGTAATTTACCTGTTTATAAATTAAGAGTTACACGTTGGGAATATGCAAACGAAACAATTGCTACTGGCGTTGCAGGTATTGACGCTAAAGAAGCTAAATATTCTGTAAACTTATTAGTAGATAGATTTACTTTAGAAGATGAAAAAGGTACAGTACAATTAGAACAAGATGACACTAAATCTGGTAATGCTAATTTCTTAATTAATGAAAGTTATGACGCAACAAAAACAACTGTACAAACTCAATCTGATTATGCACAAAATTTAGATTTAGATACGGCAGCCGGTTTTGATACAGAATCCGTAACAGATGATGTATTAGATTTCACTGAAAGAAATCCATTTGGAGAGGTAGATCAATAATGTTTGGAACACCATTTTACAATGAAGGATTAAGAAAGATTATAATTGCATTTGGACAATTATTCAATAACATTGTTATAGAAAATGTCAATAGAACAACAGGCGCTGTTACAAAAAGAATAAAAGTTCCTTTAGCATATGCACCTAAAGAAAAGTTTTTAGTTCGTTTAGAACAACAACCAGATTTAACTGATAGATCATTTGCAATAACTTTACCAAGAATAGGATTTGAAATATCAGGATTACAATATGATCCTAGTAGAAAGTTAACAAGAGTTCATAAATTTAGAAAAACAAAAGTAGATTTATCTAGATCACAATCAGCCGCTTTATTAGATAGAGTACAAATGGAAGATGAGAGTGGTCTTATTATAAATGAAAAAGCAAATGCTACTACAGGTCATGCAGAATATATATTACATGAAACAGATTCTAGTGGTTTAACTTCTTCAGGAGCAAAAAATAGTTTTAACTATACACCTGTACCATATAACATAAGTTTAAATGTTTATGCCTTTACAGCAACTGCTGAAAATGGTTTACAAATTGTAGAACAAATTTTACCTTTCTTTCAACCAGATTATACGGTTACAGTAAATGTTTTACCTGAAATGAATATAAAAAGAGACGTACCAATTATTCTTAACACTATTAATTATGAAGATAGTTATGATGGTGCTTTTACAAATAGAAGAGCAGTAATATATACAATGAATTTTACAGCGAAGACATACTTATTTGGTCCTACTTCTAATCAAGGTGTTATCAAAAAAGTACAATCAGAATTATATACATCTTCAAATTGGGATACTGCTTCACGTGAAGAAAGAATAATAGTTGTGCCTGATCCAATAACAGCTGACGCTGATGATGATTTTGGATTTACAACAACTATAAGTAATTATACCGATGGTAAAAAATATAACCCAAAAACTGGACAAGATGAGTAATGGAAAGAGATAGACATAGACAACTGAATGAACATACTGCTAAAAATAATAGAGAAAAAAAAACTTTAGAATTAACTAAAAGTATGAGAAAAGAAGTTAATATTGGTGCAACAGGTACACAAAAATATAGAATTAAAGTAGGACCTAATAAAGGTAAAGTATTATAATGAACAATATAGAAGACAAAGTAAATGAAATTTTAGGTATTGAGACTGCAACTGAAAACGCTGTGGTAGAAAAAAAAGAATTTAAACCTCTAGTTCCTAGAGTTGAAGATAAAGATAAGACAGACGTAGATAACGATTACAAATATAGTAGAGATAACTATTTCCATTTAATTGATAAAGGTAATGAAGCTATTGATGGTATATTAGAAATTGCAAAGGAAGGTCAACACCCTAGAGCATATGAAGTTGCAGGACAATTATTAGGACAAGTTGCAACTACAGTTGATAAATTACAAGACTTACAAAAGAAATTAAAAGAATTAAAAGAAGTACCAAAGATTGCAAGTACAAATGTTAAGAATGCTCTTTTTATTGGATCAACTGCTGAGTTACAAAAGATGTTAAATAGAAAACAAGAAGATGAGAATATTGAAAGCAAAAACGTTACACCCGAACAAAAGGATAATACCGATAAGTGATATAACTTATCTTAAAACCTACGGCGTACCGTTAAAAGAATTATTAGATGGACAAGAATTGATTAAACCGATAGAGGTTTACACACATAAAATAAGTGAGAATATTAGATATGGAGTTAATGGAAAAATATATATGGAGAAAAAGTGGAGTGTACATAAAGGCAACCAAAGATTAAAAGCTGCCTTAAAATTAGGTTACACACACATAGAGGCAATAGTAATAAATGAGTGAAGCATATTTAGGAAACCCGAATTTAAAAAAGATTAATACACCACAACATTTTAGTAAAGAACAAATATTAGAATATCAAAAGTGTGCTGAGAACCCTATTTACTTTATGGAAAATTATATCCAGATTGTATCACTTGACGAGGGTTTAATACCTTTTAAGATGTATGATTTTCAAAAGACAATAGTAAATACGATACATGATAATAGATTTACAATCTGTAAACTACCAAGACAATCAGGAAAATCCACAACAACAGTATCATATCTTTTACACTTTGCATTATTTAATCCAAACAGTAATATTGCCATACTTGCCAATAAGTCCTCTACTGCTAGAGATATTTTAAGTAGAGTACAATTAGCATATGAAAATTTACCAAAGTGGTTACAACAAGGTGTAATTAATTGGAACAAAGGTAATATAGAATTAGAAAATAAATCAGTTATTGTGGCAGCTGCTACATCTTCAAGTGCTATAAGAGGTGGTTCATATAATATAATATTTCTTGACGAGTTTGCTTTCGTACCTACTAATATTGCTGAATTGTTTTTTAGTTCAGTTTATCCTACAATATCTGCTGGTACAAAAACTAAAATGGTTATAGTATCTACACCTTATGGTATGAATATGTTTTATAAACTTTGGATGGATTCTCAAACCAAAAAAAATGATTATATACCTATTGAAGTACATTGGAGTGAAGTACCAGGACGTGATGAAAAATGGAAAGAACAAACTATACGTAATACAAGTGAGGAACAATTTCAACAAGAGTTTGAGTGTGAGTTTTTAGGTTCTGTAAATACTTTAATATCAGCTACAAAAATTAAACAAATACCTATTATAAATCCTATAAAATCGGCTCAAGGTGTTGATATATACGAAGATAAAATAGAAGGACATACTTATGTCTGTACAGTGGACGTTTCAAGAGGTGTTGATAAAGATTATTCTGCCTTTCTGGTATTTGATGTGTCTAAAATGCCTTACAAAGTTGTGGCCAAATATAGAAGTAACGAAATTAAACCCTTTGTATTTCCTAATATAATTAACAGAGTATGTTTAGCATATAATCATGCACATATATTAACAGAGGTTAATGATATAGGTCAGCAAGTAGCAGAGGCTTTACAGTTTGAGATTGAATATCCTAATATATTAATGACTACTCAAAAAGGTCGTGCTGGTCAAATATTAGGTGCAATGTTTAGTGGTCGTGGTTCATCTATGGGTGTTCGTATGACAAAAATGATAAAAAGAGTTGGTTGTTCTAATTTAAAAACTATAGTTGAAGGAGATAAACTTATAATAAATGATTGGCATATTATACAGGAGATGTCAACCTTTACTAAAAGAGGCCAAAGTTGGCAGGCTGAAGATGGATCAAATGATGATTTAATGATGTGTTTAGTCATATTTGGTTGGTTATCTAATCAACCTTTCTTTAAAGAATTGTCTAATACTAATGCTCGTTTAAAAATGTACGAGGAACAAAAGAATTTGATAGAGCAAGACATGGCACCGTTTGGTTTTGTAGACGATGGTGTTCACGATCCAGAGGAAGATGAGGAAGCTGTTGATGAATATGGTACCAGGTGGTTTCCGGCAACAAGAAAAGGTCAATAGTCTACAATATCCAACATTTATAAATACCTTTAACTGATACGTTTAAATATGGGCGTAAGAAAACTTACGATTTGTGAAATATACAATTAATAATTAGCTAATTAAGAGGAGAATAACCTATGGCATTTCAAGTATCACCAGGCGTTCTCGTTCAGGAGAAAGATTTAACAAGAATCATTCCCGCTGTATCAACATCAATTGGTGCCTTTGCTGGCGAGTTCAGAAAAGGTCCTTTAGATGAGGTTACATCAATCTCTAGTGAGCAAGAGTTAGTAACAGTTTTCGGCAAACCGGATTCAAATAATTTTGAATCTTTTTTTACAGCTGCAAACTTTTTATCTTACTCTAACGCATTAAGAGTTGTACGAGCACAAAATACTGGTTTAGCAAACGCTACCGTTTCAGGTAGTTTGTTTGTAGTAAAGAACACACAAGACTATCAGGATAACTATTCTGGTGGAGCGGCTACAGTTGGAGAATGGGCGTCTAGAACAGCAGGAGCTTGGGGTAATACCTTAAAAGTTTCTGTATGTCACAGCGCAACAGGTTTCCAAGAAAACGCTAAAACAACACTCGCTGACGCAGCTATGGCTGTTGGTCATACGACAGTAACATTAACATCTGGAACAGGCTTTAACGTAGGAGACATAGTTGAGTTTTCTAAAACAGCTGCAGGTTCAGATTATGATGGTTACAAATATAAAATAACAAGTATCGCAACAAACGATATTACATTTACAAGAGCAGACACAGGTCAAGGTGGATTACATATAGTTCCAGCTAATGGTGCAAACGTAAAGAGACTTTGGGAATACTATGACATGGTGTCAAGTGCTCCTGGAACATCTCCATTTGCAACTTCAAAAGCAGCTACTAACGATGAAATGCACGTGGTCGTGGTAGACGAAGATGGCGACATAACAGGAACACGTGGTGAAGTGTTAGAAGTTTATGATAAAGTATCAAAAGCTTCAGACGCAAAAACACCACAAGGAGATTCAAATTATTACTCAAACGTAGTTTTCAATAGATCAAGTTATATCTATTGGATGGATCACCATGCTTCTGGATCAAATTTTGGAACAGCAGCTAGTGGAATTACTTTCGCAGCTATTGATACACCAAAATCTGACAGTCTACAAGCAGGCGCTGACGGTTCAGCCGCTTCTACAGGTCAAATCAAAACAGCATACGAAATGTTTGAAGATTCTGAAACTGTGGACGTTGGTTTAATCATGGGCGGTAAATGTGACGCTACTAAAGTTGACGACTTAATCTCTATAGCAGAGAAAAGAAAAGACGCTATCGCATTCGTATCTCCAGAGAGATCAGATGTGGCTAACGTTGCTTCTTCAATCACGCAAACACAAAACGTACTAGCATTTATGAGCGGTATCCGTTCTTCATCTTACGTTGTGTTAGATAGTGGTTACAAGTATATGTACGACAGATATAATGACGTATATAGATATGTACCATTAAATGGAGATATTGCAGGTCTAGCGGCTAGAACCGATATAATCGCAGATAGTTGGTGGTCACCGGCAGGTCTTAACAGAGGTATTATCAGAGGCGCAGTTAAACTAGCATACAATCCAAATAAAGCACAAAGAGACGAGTTATATAAAGCTCGTGTTAATCCTGTGGTAACTTTCCCAGGACAAGGCACAGTTCTTTTTGGTGACAAAACTGGATTAAGTGCTCCAAGTGCTTTTGACAGAATCAATGTTAGAAGATTGTTTATTATTTTAGAGAAGGCAATAGCAACTGCTTCTAAATATCAACTCTTTGAGTTCAATGATGAATTTACAAGAGCTAACTTTAGAAACATTGTAGAACCTTTTTTAAGAGAAGTACAAGGTAGACGAGGTCTCACAGACTTTATGGTAGTATGTGACGAAACAAATAACACAGGTGAAGTAATTGATAGAAATGAATTTATTGCTGAGATATTTATTAAACCAGCAAGAAGTATCAACTTTATTACATTACAATTCATCGCAACACGGACTGGCGTTTCTTTTGAAGAAGTCGCAGGCGGTTAATAGTAGAGAAGGAGAAATAAAAAATGGCAAACATTAATGACTTCAAAGCTAAACTTGCAGGCGGTGGCGCAAGAGCCAATCAGTTTAAGGTTACAATGCCTTTTCCTGGTTACGCACAAGTTGGTGGCGAAATAGAAGACTTAGCGTTTTTATGTACAGCTACATCTATACCGAGCATGACAGTTGCAAACGTCAATGTTCCTTTTAGAGGTAGAGCTATAAAAATAGCAGGTGATAGAACAATTCCGGCATGGTCAATTACGGTACTAAACGATACAAATTTCAAAATCAGAAATGCTTTTGAAAGATGGCAGAATGGTATTAATAATATGACTGACAACGAGGGATTAACTAATCCAGTTGATTACCAAGTTGACGCATTTGTAGATCATCTTGACAGAAACGGTAATAACGTTAAATCATATACTTTGAGAGGTTTATACCCGACAGAGATAACAGGTATTGATTTAAGTATGGGCGAAACAACAGAAATAGAAACTTTTGGTGTTACGTTTGAATATCAATACTTTGAAACAAATACTACAACGTAATAAAAAATTAGGGGGCGGTCTTCGGATCGCCCTTTTAAAACCATTATAAGTAGTATCGTATAAACAACTAGGAGTTAAATTATGGCAGAATTTTTTGGATTTAAGATTACCAGAGATAAACCTAAATCCGATCCAAAACAAAACTTTAGTACACCTCAAGCAGAGGACGGCACACAGGTTGTCGCCGCTGGAGGATATTTTGCGTCTCACCTTGACATGGAAGGTAACGCAAAGACTGAAGCAGACCTCATAAGAAGATACAGAGAAATTTCAATACATCCAGAATGTGATATGGCAATTGAGGATATTGTCAATGAAGCTATAGTTTCAAATGAAAATAGACAAGCTGTTAGATTAGTAACAGATGGTGTACCTTATGGACGTGATGTAAAGAGACGAGTAGAGGAAGAATTTTCAGAAATATTAAGATTAATGCAATTCAACACTAGAGGTCACGACCTTTTTAGACGTTGGTATGTTGATGGTAGAATTTATTTCCAAAAAATAATAGATACTGAAACAGGCAAAATGGGTATTACTGAACTTAAATATATAGACCCACGAAAAATTAAAAAGATTAGAGAAGTAAGAAAGAGAAGACCAGACGGAGTTGCTCCATCGGCTACGAATTTAGTAGACGAAACTATGGAGTATTTTTTGTATAATGAAAGAGGTGTAGGTGGTGCTAGTTTACAAGGTATTAAAATAGCAATAGATACAATCGCATTTTGTCCGTCAGGATTAATAGATCAAAATAAAAATATAGTTTTATCATATTTACATAAAGCAATTAAACCAGTTAATCAATTAAGAATGATTGAAGACGCTGCTGTTATTTACAGAATAGCAAGAGCACCTGAAAGAAGAATATTTAAAATTGATGTTGGTAATTTGCCTAAAATGAAAGCTGAACAATATTTAAGAGACGTTATGGCAAGATATAGAAACAAACTTGTATATGACGCAGCTACTGGTGAAATTAGAGACGATAGAAACTATATGTCAATGTTAGAGGACTTTTGGTTACCAAGTAGAGAAGGTGGTAGAGGTACAGATATTACTACATTACCAGGAGGCCAAAATCTAGGAGAAATTACAGACATAGAATACTTTAGAGCAAAACTTTATAGATCATTGAATGTACCATCAAGTAGATTAGAAGCTTCAACAGGATTTAATTTAGGAAGATCAACAGAAATAACAAGAGACGAATTAAAATTTACTAAATTTGTTCAAAGATTAAGAAAGAAATTTATTGAACTGTTTAATGATATTTTAAGAACACAATTAGTATTAAAAGGAATCATTGCTGAAGAAGAATGGCCAATGATTAGAGATAATATATTCTATGACTTTTTACAAGACGGTCACTTTGCAGAATTAAAGCAGTCTGAAATGTTAAAAGAAAGAGTAGCATTAGCAAATGATGTAAGAGACTATGTTGGAAAATATTTTTCAGTTGAATATGTTAGAAAAAATATATTAAAACAATCAGCTCAAGACATAGAAAAAATAGATAAACAAATTAAAACAGAAGTTGATAAAGGAATCATATCATCACCTGGAAATCAGGTTGTTGATAGTGAAAATACTTATTAATAAATGGAAAGGAATGAAACATGCCAAATCAAGAAATAAAAAACTTTATAGATAAATTAGGTACAGGCGATAATGCCGGAGCCGGTGACGCTTTCAAAGACGCATTAAGAGGAAAAGTAGGAGACGCATTAGATCAGAGAAGACAAGATATAGCTGGTAAAATGTTTGTTGAACCTCATAGTGATAAAAAACCTGAAGTAGCAACTCCAGGACAATTCAACAGAGACGGAACAATTACAAATGTTGACGGTACAGCAGGTAAATCAGCTGAAGAATTATCAGCAGAAACTAAACCTGAAATAGCAGAACCATTTGCTGAACCGGTACAAGCTGCACCAGAAACTCCAGCAGTTGATACTCCAGCAGTTGATACTCCAGCAGTTGATACTCCAGCAGTTGAAGCTCCAGCAGAAGCACCAACAGAAACATAAAATTATGTTGAGAGTTAGTGACATTGTGGAAAATAATAAACTATTTGATAGCAATGCATATAAAGGATTACCTCCGGTTATGCAGTCTGCTGTTAGAGAAATTTTTGAAATTATAGAAAAAGACAAAAATATTACTGCTGATAATATAGTAGTAAAATTTGAAAGTGCTTTAGATGATGTTGCTACTCTAAACAGTTTAGAAAAAGAACAAATAGAACAATATTTTGATGAAGAAATAATAGAGAAATTAGGAGAGGAATAATAGATGGCTGATACGGTAACAACACAAACAATTGCTGATACATCTGGTATCAAGTACGTAGTAAAAATAACCAATGTTTCAGATGGAACAGGTGAGTCTATGGTTACAAAGGTTGACGCTAGCGCATTAACTTTTATGACAGAAGATGGTAAGAGAAAATTAAGTAAGATATGGTATTCTGTAAATACGTCAAATAATAAGTCAGCCGTTGAGTTATTATGGGACGGAGTAACCAATTCAACTATATGTTTACTATCAGGAAATGGTCATTGGGATTTAAGAACACCTGGAAATGAGATTATAAACAATGCTACCACACCAACAGGTGATGTATTGTTAAGTACAAAAGATTTTGCTATAGGCGATAATTACACAATTATTGTTGAGTTTAGATAGAAATTCTTATAAATATACATTAGAACCTACAAGAGGGAGAAAATGAGATTAATATCCGAAGAAGTCCAAAATGCAGAGTACATTGTAGAAGATAACAATGGAAAAAAGGACTACAAAATTAGAGGTATCTTTTTACAATCAGAAATTAGAAATAAAAATGGACGTGTTTATGAAAAAAGCATACTTGAAAAAGAAGTAAACAGATATAATAGAGAATTTATTAATAAAAGAAGGGCTTTTGGCGAGTTAGGACATCCTGATTCTCCAACTGTTAATTTGGAAAGAGTTAGTCATATGATAACTAAACTTCATCCAGATGGAACTAATTTTATTGGTGAAGCTAAGATAATGAATACCCCATACGGTAAGATCGTGAAAGGTCTTATAGATGAAGGCGCTCAATTAGGTGTATCATCACGAGGTATGGGTTCGTTACAAACAAGAGGTGGTGTAAATTATGTAGGTAGAGATTTTTATTTAGCTACAGCCGCTGATATTGTTGCAGACCCTAGCGCTCCAGACGCTTTCGTAGAAGGCATAATGGAGAGTAAAGAGTGGGTTTGGGACAATGGTGTGCTCGTTGAAAAAGACTTAAGCGCTTGGAAACGAGACATAGAGGCTGCAAAAAGTCATGCTTTAGCGGAAGCGAAGGCGGATGTCTTTAAAAGCTTTCTTAAAAAACTCTAGTTTTATAAATAGTCCCACGAATTAATTTATAACTAGTTAAATTATAAATGTTTAAACATAAAAAGGAGATTTCTCAATGGCCGAAATAGACAAAAAAATTGAGGCAACAAAAGATCAAAAAGCGGTAGCTGAGAATGCTAACCCGAATGCTGATCTTCCGAAAAAAAATGCTGTTGCAGCTGAACCAACTCATCTGAAAAACGATGCCGAGGATTTAGGTGCTCCTGTAGTTAAACCTACTGACAGCAATCCGGATGCTTCAAAAACAGTTAAAACTGTTTCTGGACAACCTGCTCAAAAACATGAAGGTAAACCTGACGGTATGCCTACATTAAAAAAAGAGGAGAAAAAAGAAACAGCAACGGACACCGAAGATAAATCTACAGTAAAAGAAGGCGAACTTCCTGCTGGTCTGAAAAAACACCTTGACAAAAAAGATGACAAGGAAGCTAAAACTGAAGAAGTTGAAGCGAAAAAAGATGACGAGAAGAAAGAAGAAACTAAAGAGAAAGACATAGACGTAAAAGAACATGTTGACGCTTTAGTAGCTGGAAATACTGATTTATCGGAAGAGTTCAAAACAAAAGCTGCAACGATTTTTGAAACAGCAATTAAATCTAAAGTTAAAGAAATTGCAGAAGAAATGGAAGCAGATTATAATAAAAAATTCGAGAGCGAAACTTCTAGTACTAAAGCTGAGTTAGTTGAAAAAGTCGACTCTTATCTATCATACGTGGTAGAGGAGTGGATGAAAGAAAATGAACTTGCTTTAGAAAGAGGGATCAAAGGCGAAATCGCTGAGGACTTTATCAGTGGTCTTAAAAAATTATTTGAAGACCATTACATAAATGTTCCAGATGAAAAATATAATGTACTTGAAGATCAAGCTTCAAAGATTGAAACGTTAGAAAAGAAACTTAACGAATCAATTGAAAAGAATGTTGAATTAAGTAAGTCAGCTAACAAGTATAAAGCAGCTGAAATTTTAGATGAAACATCTAAAGATTTAACTGACACAGCTAAAGAAAAGTTCAACAAGCTTGCTGAAGAAGTGGATTATTCAACAGAGGCAGATTTTAGAGCTAAGATAGCAATCATAAAAGAAAGTTATTTTAAAACTAAAGACGCAGCTGGTGACGGACACGATGATGTAGCGGCAGGCGACGGTCAAAACGAAGACCTTAGCAATGCAATGGCTGCTTATAGTGCCGCTATAAGTCAGACAAAAGATATTAAATTATCAACAAAGTAAAATAAAAAGGGAGATAAAATAACATGTATTTATCAGAACAATACGAAAAAAAATGGCAGCCTGTGTTAGAGCACCCTGATTTACCAAAAATCGGAGACTCTTACAAACGTGCCGTTACGGCTACTATCTTGGAAAACCAAGAAAGAGCTATGAAGGAGGACAGCGCATTTTTAAGTGAAGCTGCTCCTACGAATAATACTGCTGGAACTTCAAATTGGGATCCAATTTTAATTTCATTAGTACGAAGAGCAATGCCAAACCTTATCGCATACGATATTGCTGGTGTTCAACCAATGACTGGTCCAACAGGACTTATTTTCGCAATGAGATCAAGATATACTTCTGCAACTGGTGGTGAAGCACTATTTGACGAAGCTGACACTGATTACTCATCTAGAAATGCTGCTGGCGATTCAGTTACTCACGATGGTGTTACTGAGCATAGAGGAACTAATCCTTCTGTTCTTAATGACGCACCGGCTGGCGAGTATACTAGAGGTCAAGGTATGACTACA